TTCTGCCTGCCTGCGAGCGGCCAGCGCCCCCTAGGGCGGCCTGGGCTAGCCTTCGGGCTGAGAGGGGCGGCAGGGTAGGCCGTTGGCGGGGCTGGGCAGGCCTCAAGGTAGGCCCAAGGTAGACCGGGCGCGGCTGGGTTATGCTGGGTAGGTCAGGCTGTTAGATGTGGTACAAGGTCTATCAGGCACAACCCACAAGGCCTAGCGCCACCTTATGGCATACACAGGCAGGCTAGGCAGGCCGTAAGGCAAGCATGAGGCTACACAGGCCATTGACAGGCATGTAAGCGGGGAGGCTATCTGTCCCTTTTCTACCTGTGTCGCCTAGCGTCTACCATTGGGCCTACACAGTATCGCTAGCTGGGCTTATGGTCTGCCTTATGGTAGGCCTCGCAATGCTATGGCTTCCTTATGGTTGGCTTATGGCTGGTATGGGTAGGCCTAGGCCGATGCACTGCGTGCGGCTCATTAGGTAGCTTTAGATGGGTAATAGGATTGTGCCTAACCTGCAAGCGTCCTGCTTATGGTAGGCCTAGGCCGGGATAGGCCAGAATTATGGCGCTGCTACGTGAATGCTTGCTACTCTAGGCCTTGCTCACTCTCTCAGAATTCACACAGCGTTGCCTATATTGGCTACATTCTACACAATCCGGCCTTATGGCCTGTCTTATGGTCTGCCTTGTCTCTCACGTGAGACTCTGGGTAGGCCTTTTATTTTCACTCTACCTTAAATAAACGCTTGCACTCATGTTAGCTATGCCTTATAGTCTTATCTCACCCGGCGATGAAGCAGCGATGCTAAGTAGTCAACGGGTAGGCAGGAAGCGAAGTTAATCAACAAAGTAGCTTGCAAGCCGATGCAATAAGATGTAAGGTAGTAACTCAGTTAGGCGAGTTGGAGAATTGGCAGGCTAGCTAGGCTGCAAAGGCTTGAGTAAGGGGCCGGTAAATACCTTCTACCTCTGGTGGCAATACTCGCGTAACATGCTCTTTAACAATACGGACAAGCCTTACTAGTGCGCCTTTGATTACATCAATGAGGGTAACACTATGACTTATGCACTAATCATTATCGCTTATATCGCTATGGCTGCTTTCATGTACCGTGATTGGCTCAAGGTTAAGAAGGTATACAAAGTAAAGCATAACGGTAGCCGCTGGGTAGTGAGAGATAGCAAAGGCCGCTTTGTGATCATTACGCGCAATCCTTTTGATATCATTTCATTAGGATGTGACTTATGAAACACATAGCAACGCAACATATTATCAATCAATACCCTGTTAGCCTCTACCTATGTGAGCCGATAGCTACTTGCCATGATGAAGAGGTTTACGAGCATGGCAAATACTATGTAACTTGCGGCGGTGAAGGTCACTACTTCATGAAAGAGTTTGAAGCATTAGACGCGTTTTCAACACTCGTTAACCATCAACAATCACAGGTTTATGATATGTACCAGATTTACAAGTTAAGACACAGTGATACACTGTACGCAATCAAGGAACGTAAGATCTATAAATGGGATGTGATTGCTAGGCAGTGGCAACGCTGCAAGGGTAAAGTAAGAGATATAAAGAAACACTGCGACTTAATCAACTAACACGGTTAAGGGCGCACTAGTAAGGCATTAACCACCCACTATAAGAGGAAGTACACAATGATTGCTCAAACTATCAAGAAGGCTAAATATACCGTTATCGCTAGCGCCTCACGTTCTAACCTGACTGAAGCGGCTAACATCGATCGCCATATCGATGCAGGCTTTACCTTATCGGCGCTGGGTTACAATCGGCATGTAGATGTGAAAGGGTTCTACCGTGAGACACAGGCAGACTTTGCCAGTGTGGAGCTGTCCAGAGCTATTCCGGTGCATACGCTTAACGAGGTGCAACAGCTTGCAACTATGTATTGCGGTGCATTCGAGCAGGATTGCATACTGGCTATCAACAATCAGACAGGCGATGTTTGGTTAGTCAACCTAGAAGGTGAATTGTTTGCTAAGTTAGGTAAGTGGACGCTTCACACTAAGAAGGATGCAAGCTGGAACGCTTACACCTTTGATGGCGCATTCTACTACACAGCGGAGTAATAGCGATGAAACAGACTTATGAGCAGTACCGCGCGGAGATGTTCAAATATCACCAGTTTGTAATCCCTATGACCTTTGAAGAGTGGAGCAAGTACAATGATTAAGAATACAGGCTTTGCGTGGGCTATCGCGTTTAGTGGTTCCTTCTGGGTGGCAGTTGTCTACTACAGCTTTAATTGATTGCCTTATGCTGGCCTACGGGCTGGCATAGTGAAGTTAATTAAACCTAAGAGGCTTGAATATGCGGAATTTAGAGCGTGCTATGCAGTTGGCAACCCTCACACTAGACAACTTCTCTAACTGGTTCGAGGATGAAGGAGGCGTAAGCCACTTTGTTATGAGCAAGGTTAAGATGGATGAAGGGACTAGCCAGTGTGAAGCCGTGCCAGACAATGAAACAGACTTTGACTTTTATTCTATCTACGCCTACACGAAAGAGGGTACATGCTACGCTATAACCGACACAGCCACTAACACGGCTAGCGAGTTCAGGTTGATGCGTGACGTGCGGGATAGCCTTAACGCCATGTTGCCACCTAACGAGCCACGCAAGGCGGTGAAATCATGATGACGCTGAAGGAGTACAAGAAAACGCTACGCTATGCCGTGGGCTACAGTGCCAGCCTAGCCACCTTAAAGCGCATTGCACGTAACAGCAAAGTTAAGCACTTGCCAGCACGTAGCAAACTACGCATAGCTAAACGTGCTAGGTCACAGGATAAGATGATAGCCTTTGCTCATCGCTACAGCGCAGCAAGTACGCCGCGAACATCTAGACAGGTTTATGATGGCTTTATCCAGCAGGCGGCAGACTTTAGCAACATAGAGCTAAAGATACTGGCTAGCCACACTGATATAAATGATAGCTACCTTCTAATTGATTAGTTGACTATCTTAAGGAAGTATGAAATACTATGCTTCCTTAGTAAATTCTACTAAGCAACTCAACATAAGAGGATCTACCATGACTACTAACACTAGCGTTATCACTCAAGAATCTGGCGAAACTGTTTCTATTATGTCATTCCGTGAGGAAGTGGCTCTAGAAATCCGTTCTCACCTTGATAATATCGGGCAGTCTTACTTAGCAGTTGGCAAGGCGCTTAATGATGCGCGTGAGGATTTTGATAAACAGCAAGAGTTTCTCGATTGGGTGGCTGAAGAGTTTGGTATTCAGAAGGCCCAGACCTACAAACTGATGAAGGTAGGCAAGGTGTTCGGCACTGATGAACGCTTTGCAGGTGTTGCCATGCGTGTTCTGTCAGTGCTGGCGGCGCATGTTGATGATAATGCAGTGATGGAACGCGCAGCCGATGCCGCTAAAGCTGGTGAGTTAGATAGCCAGAAGTTAACAGCCATTCTCGCCCCGGCTAAGTTGGCCCCAGCCGCGCCAGCAAACAAGCCTACACCACCAGCCCCGGAAAACGGCGCTACGCCTACGGCTAGCACTAGCACGCCTGAGCAGGCCGTGAATGTTGACGGGCCGCACGATGTGGTGATTGAAGGTGAGTTTGTACCAGCTACGCCAGCCGCACCAGTTACCAGTATTGTAGACACAGCCAATAACGAGCGGGAGCGCGCATTACTCTCACAGCTTGAGACGCTTAAAAAGGTTATCGAACAAATGCAGGCAGAGAACCGCCGCCGGGATACTGAACGCGATAGCAAGGTTAAGGCCGCGCCTATGCTTCCACAGTTCAAATCAAAATGCCTGTATGCACGTTTAGGCCTGAGTCTGGAAGAAGCACAAGATGCTAAGAAGGTTAAAAAGGCCCAGCGTGAACTAGTTAAGCTGGGATATGGTGACGGCCATGCAGCGTGGGCCGCAATCAGTGAAGCAGTAACAGCACTGACAACCACTGAAGAGTAACATGTAAGCCCTAGCCTACCCGGTTTAGGGCTTTAGTGATTACTTTTACACTAAGAGGATGTTTAGAATGACCAATGAACAATTGATGCAAGCACAAATTGAACTAGAGAACAATTATTTCAATGGCGGCATCGTTCGCTTTGAGGCATCGCAAGCACGCCATGAGGAAAACGGGGAGTCCAGCCAGACGGCATGGAACCGCCGCTTGATCTCTGAGTTCGTTGCGCCTATGGCTGAAGGTTTACAGGCTTATAAAGATGAATATTCATCTCGCAAGGGTAAGCCAGCTAAAGCCCTAGCATACCTGCAATGCGTGGGTAATGAAGTAGCCAGCTATATTACTATGAAAGTTGCTCTTGATATGCTAGCCAGTGGAGTTAGTTACACAGCCATTGCTATGACCATTGCAGCACGTATAGAAGATCAGGCCCGTTTCACTAAGCTGGAAGGGGCAGCGGAAAAGTACATAGCTAAGGTGTTAGACAACCTGAAGCGCAACAACTCTAAGAAGTATCAGCACGGGCATAACGTGATGGTAGCGGCAGAGCAGGCCTTAAGCCAGCCTAAACCCGGTAAAGAGGCCGCTGTGACTCGCTGGATAGCATGGCCTCAAGATGACCTGTTAGCCATTGGCATGGCACTGTTGCAGATTATGGAGCGGTCCGTGTTCTTTGAAGGGGAGCCAGTGTTTTTCCGGTTCAACAAGAATGACAACGGCGGCGGCAAGGTTAAGCTGGTGCCAGTGTTAGGCGTTTCTGAGAACGTAAACGCATGGATTGAGGCGTTCAAAGAGCATGTAAGCGTGCTATCACCAGCCTATGGCCCTTGCGTAGTTCCTCCGCGTGACTGGAAAACCCCTTTCAATGGTGGCTTCCATACTGAAGCGGTAGCCAGCCGGGTTAAGTTTGTGAAGGGACGAACCGACCACGTGCGCAAGCTGACACAAAAGCAGATGCCGAAAGTGTACAAGGCTGTTAACTTCCTTCAGTCTGTTAAGTGGGCTATCAACACTGAGACACTAGAGACAGCAAAGGAAGTGTTTGAAAAGAATCTAGGCCTAGGGATGCCGTCTATTGAGCCTATTATCACGCGCAACAATAAGCCAGCCTGCCCACTTCCTATGGAATTTCAACACCTGAGAGGGGAAGAGTTAAGGCAAGCCCTGACGCCTACCCAATGGGATTCGTTCCTAGCATGGAAAGGCGACTGTAGCAAACTCTATACGATGGAGACTAAGCGCACCAGCAAGGCCGGGGCCGTGTCCCGTATGCTGCGACAGGCTGAAGACCTGAGCAAATACCCAGCGATTCATTTTGTCTATGCGATGGACAGCCGGGGCCGTGTATACGTGCAATCGGCTGGAGTGTCACCGCAATCAGATGATTTAGGCAAAAGCCTGTTACGTTCTGCTAAAGGTAAGAAGCTAGACACAGCGGAGGCCTTGCACTGGTTCCTAGTCCTGGGCGGCAACCTCTGGGGCGTTGATAAGAAGCCGTTCAGCGTGCGCGTGTCTCACGTGTTAGACGATGATTTTGCTGAAATGGTGCGTGATATTGCCGCCGATCCCTTTACTTTCCGTGGCTGGTTAAGTGCAGATGAGCCGTGGCAGTTCTTAGCGTGGGCTAAAGAGTATGCACGCTACCTTGATTACGTAGATGATGGGGAAAGCGCAGAGTTTGTAACATACCTACCAGTGCATCAAGATGGTTCTTGCTCTGGTATCCAGCACTATTCCGCCATGTTACGCGATAAGACAGGCGCTAAAGCTGTTAACCTGATGCCGTCCGACACTCCGCAAGATATCTACGGGGAAGTTGCTAAGGTGGTAATCAGAAAGAACAAGGCAATAGCAGACCTTGCAGATGGTGAAGAGGGTTATAGTATCGGCAAGATGAAACTGAGCCTAGCGGTTAGCCGTGCAATGGCAGAAAGCTGGGACGGTATCGGGATTACTCGCAGCCTGACTAAGAAGCCAGTAATGACCTTGCCTTATGGCTCTACCCGTATCACCTGCCGTGAGTCGATTGATGACTATTTAGTGTCGCTGGAAGAGGCTGAACTACGTCAGGCAAAGGCAGACGGGCGGGAACGCAACGCGGTACATCCGTTCGAGTCAGAAGAGTTGGAAGGGTTGAGCTACAAGAACGCCTTAAACTACATGACCAGCCTAGTTTGGCCTTCAATATCTGAAGTGGTACGTGCGCCAGTGGTAGCAATGAAGGCAATCCGTCAGCTTGCAAGGGCAGTTTCTAAGCTGAACGAGGGTTTATACTGGACCACACCAACGGGTTTTATTGTAGAGCAGAGGATTTACGCTACCGATAACCTACGTGTGTCATCTTACTTGATGGGCCGTGTTCGCATGAGCCTGACAGTAGAGACTGAGACTATCGACGAGGCTGCAATGATGGGGGCAGCAGCACCTAACTTTGTCCACTCACTGGACGCAGCACACCTTATTAGCTCTGTGTGTGCAATGGCAGATGCTGGGCTGGAGTTTGTCGCGGTGATTCATGACTCTTTCGGCACACTGGCTTGCGATACACAGATTTTGAGGGATGCACTACGTAGCGAGATGGTGGCTCAGTATGCAGATGTTAACCGCCTGGCAATGCTGGTGCAGGAGAATGAGGGCAGACTGCTACAAGACTTTGGTATCAACTTGCCGGAAATGGGAGACTTTGACCTGACGGAAATCCTTAAATCTGATTACTGCTTCGCCTAATAGTACACAAACTAATCAAGCCCTGGCCTCGGTCGGGGCTTTTTGCGTTGTCTCACGCGGGAGACAGGTATAACCACCCTAGAAGTCTCACACGTGAGACAGGTTGTAATCAGCACCAGCTTAGTGTTTAGTAACATACCGTTATTAGATCAGTCTGGATGGTAGTAAAAACTCCTTATAAATCAATACCCACTGAATAACCACCCCGTATAGAAGGAATGCCAAGGTAATTAGGTCTATTAGGTAGGCTAGGTTATCCGGTAGAAGAGGTCTAAAGGTAGGCCTAGTAGTATCCTCTTCAGAGGATACATTCCTATTAAAGAGAAAGAGAGAATGTTGACTTATAAAGATTTAGAGGCAGCAGGTTACGAAGTGCAGAGGAACGGGACCATCTTAGATAAGGATGGGAGTGTTATGCCCATAACTATGTATGAAGGTAAGCCTACTGTTAAAGTCTATGTTGGGCATCTCAAAGAATATAGAAGCAACTTTAACTATGTTCGGGTGCATCGCATGGTTGCTGAGAAGTTTATAGAGAATCCAGAGGGCTTCAAGTTTGTAGCCTTTAAGAATGGAAACCCTAAGCAACCACGTGCGACTAACTTGATGTGGACTGACCTTACAGTAACAAGAGCGCAGCACGCTACATATGCCAGTCGCCGCCACGGTAAACTACTCATCGAAATGGGTGATATCGGGTGGCAAGAAGCAGCTAAGAAATATGGTGTTAACCCAACAACCGCATACAATATCTGGAGAAAGACCCATGCAACAATCAACAACTAAGCAGCAGATTAAACGTGACCCACGCTCTAACATTATCCACGGCACAGAGGCCTGGGATATGCACCTTAAAGGTAAGAAGTTCAACAAGACTAAACGCGGTCATGGTGGCTACAAGGGTGCTTTCCGTAATGTTAAGTTGTCAGAGATTAATGTGCTGTTAGGCGCTCAATAAGGAATTGTAATGGCTATCGTAAACAATGTAGGTTGCCCGGAATGTATGAAGAACGGGCATGATAAGACACAGAATCACCTCATCGTATTTGATGACGGGGCAAAGTATTGCAGTCGCTCTCACTTCCACACAACTAAGCAGCCCTACTATGAAACTGCCGAGGGTGGTCAGGCTATGACTGAGTTGCCTATCAACGGCACCATCAAGTACACACCTTCCCAGTTCCGTGAGCTTGAGAAAGAAGGGAAGATTGCAGACCCTAAGCTGCGTGCTATAGCTATCGGTGGCATGAGAATGTCAGACCGCTGGGAAGTAATGACAGATGAGGAACGTGCAGCCCAGCAAGAAGAGTGGAAGCTGGACGTAGAACACCTGGAAACCTTGCGCTTTAAGAACCTCGTATCACGTCACATCCGTGGTGAGATTGCCAAGTTCTACGGCATCCGTGTAGGTCTGGATGCTAACCAGCAAGTAGCACGCCACTACTACCCACGCTATGAGCAGGGTGAGTTAGTCGGGGCTAAGTGCCGGACGCTGCCTAAAGACTTTAAGTCTGGGCATTTGGGTAAGTTGTTTGGCAAGCAAGATCTACAAGGTAGCCAGACGGTCCGTGATGTTATGGCATCGGGACGCCGCAAGGATACCTTACTCATCGTAGGTGGTGAGTTAGATATGGCAGCGGCACAGCAAATGCTTTACTTCTCACAGGAAGGTACAAAGTTTGCTGGTCAGTATTATCACGTGTGGTCGCCTAACAAAGGTGAGACTTGCATACAAGAGATGATTGATAACCGCGAGGATATCGAATCTTTCCGCAAGGTAATCTGGGCGCTTGATAATGATGAGGCAGGCATAGAGGCAACTAAGGAACTCTGCCGCCTGTTCCCGTCCCGATCGTTCGTGCTTAAGTATCCGAAAGGGTGCAAGGATGCTAACAAGTGTTTGATGACAGGTAATCATCAGGAGTTCGTGGACGCATGGTTTAATGCAAAGCCTGCATCTGAAATATTCCCTTCGGCTGTCAAGGCAGTTGGCTCTGAACGTGACCGACTTAAGGCAGGACGGCCTAAGCAAGGCCTGGCATGGCCCTGGCCTAAGCTGAATAAAATCACACTGGGTATTCGTGAAAACCAGATGATTGTAGTGGGTGCGGGTTCCGGTGTAGGTAAGACTGAGTTTCTACGTGAGGTAGTCTACAAGCTGGTGGAGGACCACAACGAGCCAGTAGGTATCATCTCAACGGAAGATCCCTATGTTAAGGTTGCCCGTTCCTTTATTGGTAAGTGGATAGATAAGCGTATTGAGTTGCCACCTACCAATGACCCACAGCATGAAGACTACCGCGAGCTTATGGACTACACAGACGAGGATGCGAATAACGCAATCGACTATGTAGGTGATAAGAATCTGGTATACATTGCAGACCTTGAAGGTGATGCTTCAATGGAAAACATTGAGCGTATCTGCCTGGAGTTCGAGGCGATGGGTATCCGTAAGATTCTCATTGACAACCTGACAGGCATTCAGCTACCAGAGAAAGAATACGGTGGCAAGGTAGGTGCTCTTGATGAGTGCGTTAAACGTCTGGGACAGATTAAGGACCGTAAGCCTGTTACTATCTTCCTGGTTACTCACTTGAACAGACCAGAGAAAGGACGTACACCGCATGAGGAAGGTGGCGAGGTTATGCTGCGTGACCTGCGCGGCTCTGGCTCTATCGGATTCTGGGCTAGCTATGTTCTTTGCCCTGAACGTAACACACGTGCGGAGACTCTGGACGAAAGGACTACCACATACATTGCGTGTGTGAAAGACCGTGACCAGGGCATCTACACAGGTGAGCGCGTTAAGCTGAAAGGTGAGTTAGCAACTGGTCGTCTGCGTGAAGCGGATGAGTGGGAGCAAGTACGCCACCAGAAGGAACGCAATGCAAGTGCAGTGCCATCTGAGTTACCACCCAATATAGATGAAGGCGACGAACCGCCATTCCCTATTGATCAACCGGAGTTCTAACATGTTTGAATCGAATGATATTGTACGCCACAAACGCCGTGGCACTTATGGTATTGTTGGTCTTACCAGGGAGGGCTATGAAGTCTTATGGCACCTGGGTAATGGTGAGCGAATCCGCTATGTACACAAGCACACTACAAAAGTGCTAGAGCTTGCACATAGTTGGGAGTCTTACAAGCGTTACCATGAAGCGGGGCGTGGGACGCTGGCTTGTCATTTCGGATTCCGCTATGAGAGACACCACACCAGAAATCAGGCTCTGTCTGCCTGGCTTGATAGCTTGTCTACCAGCGTTGACCTTGAGCAACCTTTAGATGAGGAAGCTATGTGCGATTGTCTCACACGTGAGACAGTGGATGTTAAGAACGTGCTAAGTGGTCGGACGCTTAAAGAGTTCCAGCGTGAGCAGGGCATGGCACAAGGTGCCTTATCCTTCCGTAGCCGACACACAGGCAAGTCAACAGGCATAGCTCTGGGTGCAATCTCGGCTGCTACCTTATCACCAGCAACCCCTATCAAGTTCCTGGACCACCACAGAGAAGGTCAGGCACAGCCACACCTATTCATGATTGTCTGTAACCTGATCGATATCCTGGGATTGAAAGGCTTCGACGTGGACAAGCAGAAAAGCACAATCACCTTCCACCCATTCGTAGAGGTACGTACCGTATATGAACCAAAAACAATCATTACGCCTATTAGATAAAATGGAGTTTGCACAGGAAAAGGTATCGTCTGATGCCTCCCTGTTCGCCCAGTTTGCTATGGCTGAAGCTAGACGTAATCGCCTGACAACCTCAGAGATGATGAACGAGCTAGAAACTAAGGGTGAGAAAAAGATCATCCTGCTTTAGTGGCTAAGTCGAAGGTAGCTAGTCTGCCTTCTATCATATCCATTAATACACAGAGGTTAACATGAAAGTATTTAAGTCTCGCTTTATTGCGTACAAGTTCTTCAAAGATGGTGAGCGTATGCCAGGCTTACTTACTGTAGCCAAGGGCCGATTGCTTCCTGAGCTTCAAGAGTTGCGCCCTGGCTCTACTTATATTGCTGGCTGGCCTGCGTCTAAACAGAGGGATTGCAAGCTGTATGCAGTCCACACCCAGGCAGAAGTAGATTCCTGGAAGAAGTACCTAGGTGCTGACAAGGTTCAACGTATAATCGTGGAGCAAGAGTATGTCCAATATTAATGATGAAGATATCTGGGTTGTGGATGCAGAGTCGAGAGGCCTGCTTCCTGATATACGTTACGGTCGCAGGCAGGACTTGCACGTGCTGCATTTCCGTCATGCAATCACCAATGAAGAACGCCTCTACTTTGACCCGTATGAGATGCGTGACCCAGAGACTCGCGTAAAGCTGGGTGAGTGGGAAGGGCAGCAGCACGGTGACTTGATGGACGGCGTTAAGCTGATCAAGAAATCAGGCGCTGTCTCGTTTCATAATGGCCTGGGCTATGATGCCTTGCTGCTGGAGAAGGTGTTCCCGGAAGAGTTCAAAGGCTTTAACTGGCTGGAGGCACGCGGCAAGAACCGATATCGTTCTGATATCATGCCACTGCGTATGACAGATACGCTGGTTATGTCCCGCATGTTAAACCCAGACCGCCGTCTGCCAGGCCAGGCTTATGCTATGGGTGCGGGTAACGTTGGACCTCACACCATCGAGTCGCATGGTATCCGTGTCGGCAGATATAAACCCTCTCATGAGGACTGGTCTAAGCTGACAGACGAGATGATTCACCGTGTCCGTGAGGATACCTGGATCGGCAGGGACTACCTGTTGTGGATGCTTAACAACGAGTGGAAGGAACACCTGCAACGTGGGGCTAACCCTCGAACTGGCATGACAGTAACAACGGCATTCCGTATGGAGTCTATCGTTGCGCTGGAGATGGCTAGGCAGGCAGAGCGTGGCTTCCCTCTTGATGTGCCGCTGTGTGTATCGAGAACGGCAGAGCTAGATAAAGAGATTCAAGCTACTGATGCTGGGTTCCGGCCCCATATGCCTATGCGCCTTAAGTCTGACCCGTTCAAGCCTGTCGATGCTGCATTGATCGTATCTGAAGCGGAGGAAGACTGCGCAAAGCTGGGCGTCTTTCCTTTATCGGTATCCGACTTCGCTGGCGTTGAGCGTAAGGGCAAACGTAAGACTATTTGGGGCAACAAGCTGACTAAGAAGGATGGGCACTGGACCGCTGCGGTGGTGAAGGACTTCCCACACCTTCGAGGTAACAGCAATGATACCAACCCCCTTGTTAAGGTAGGCCCGTACTGTCCTGTCGAGTTTGAGGACATACCTCTGGGCAACCGTGACACAGTTAAGCAAGTTCTTTATGAGTATGGCTGGCGAGGTGTTGAGTTCAACGACACAGAGCAGGACCATATGGAAGAGTTTGGAGAGTGGCCTAAGCCGTGGTCCGGTAAGATCAATGAGAAATCATTAGAAGTCTGGAAGAAGGCTATGGAGTTGAAGGGAAGCAAGGTTCCTGAGTGGTGCTTAGGCATCGCCCGGTGGTATATCCTGTCTTCTCGCCGTAATCAGATATTAAACTACAAGGACCAATTGAAATATGATCAGACCGGAATCTGGCCCTCTCTTCCAGGTGGCAAGAAACGTGGGTGCCGTGGCATCCTACCTGCTGCATTCAGTCGAGAGTTGGGTATCACGGCGACCAGGTTTTACGAGATCTACAAGCGGTGGCCGAGCCTCCCTGAAGATGGTGAGTGGCGTGTGCCTGCTATTGCTATCTCTATCGGGACTTCTACTTTCCGTATGCGTCATCGTGTCCTCGTTAATATTCCTTCTCGTGGCCTTTACCCGCTACGTGATTTGTTTATCGCGTCGAAAGGTAAAAAGATATTAGGATGTGATGGTGCGGGACTAGAGCTTCGAGTTCTTGCACACTTCATGAATGATCCTGAGTACGCAGAGGTTGTACTGCATGGTGATATCCATACGCATAACCAGGAGAAAGCAGGACTGCCGTTGCGTGATATGGCTAAGACATTCATCTACGCATTCCTGTATGGTTCCGGGGATGATAACCTTGCGGCTGTGTGCGGTGTTACCGTTAAGCAGATGAAGGAGATTAGAGCCAGGTTTATGGCAGAGCTTCCACAACTGGCACGTCTCATGGCATCAGTCCAGGCTTCTGGTAATCAGTACGGTTACTTGCAGGCACCTGATGGTCACTGGGGGCGTATCCGTAAGAAGGATGGTAAACTGTTAGAGCATACCATGCTTAACGTGTTGCTTCAGATGACAGGCTCTCTCTGTATGAAGTATGCCCTAGTGCGTGCGCGTATGGTAATGGAGCAAGAAGGTGTAGGACTGGATGACCAGGGCTTCCCTGCTTTCCTTGCTAACGTTCACGATGAGATGCAGATGGAAGTCAACGCCGATGAAGTTATGGATGTGACCTACGATCTGGCTAGCTCTGACTGGAAGGAAGAAGAGAAGAAGGCCTACATAGATTCCGAAGGTCGGATGTGGTCGGCACCTCATATTATCGAGGGCAACCCTAAGACTGACGAGTCGGTCAAGGTGCATCGTTCTTACCATCGTTGTGGTCAAATCATCGCTGAGGCTATGACGTGGGCAGGTGAATATCTTAAGATGCGTATCCGTATGGATGGCGAGTATAAGATAGGCGATTCGTGGGCAGACACTCACTAATAACCACCCAGTATAGGAGGAAGGATTCGTCCTTCCTACCATTCAATTAATTAATGAGGTTAGCATGAAAATTATTAAGAAGTTTGAGGTAGAGGTGGTGGAGGCACATAACTTAGTTATTGTTAGCGTCTACCCTAAGCCACGCTGTTCTATCACTGAGCCGTCCTACCGACAGCCAGTTGATGCCATTACCTACCGCCGCATGTCTGATGAAGACCGAGCACGATATGTAGGTGCTTGCGTCAACTCTGGAGTCCAACAGCTTATGGAGGTTAAGAGTGAAGACGCTTGAAGATCTGCAAGAGTTACAAAGCCACCTGCGTGTACTTACTGGCGAGTATGGCTTCCTTGCTGGTGGCTGTATTCGTGACTTCCTATTCCACACTGAGCCAAAGGATTATGATTTCGTAATCCCGTGTAAGCCCGATTGGGATGAAGGTACTGTGTTTAGTATCATGACCCGTATCTCCGGCGAGTTGTCAGCGGCAGGACACAAGTCTACTGTCTATGCTGCGTATGATCAGTCGGTGGAGGAAGCCGAAGAGTATCGCAACGCAGGCAAGGACTTCCAGGAGATGTTCTATGGCTGCATGAAGGTAGACCTGTTCGGTGCGGATGTAGATATTCTGTTCTCTGTCTACCCATCGATAAGCGAGCACGTCTCCCGACATGACTGCAACATCAATAAGGTGTGGCTTAACATGGAAGGTGTACAGGGTTACTCCCAATGGCTGCAACCTCTCAACTTCACACGTGATGTAGGCCCAGAGCGGGTTGAATACATGCGTAAGAAGTATGCCGCCCTGTGCGCCAGTGGAGGCCTGGAGCCTCGCTATGAGTAACGCGCCCGCTTGCCCTATCGAACCGCCAGCACCGCCCTGTGTGCCGGAGCGGAGGCCTATGCCTCCACGCTGTCCATCCTTTCCGGTGTGGCCCGTTGTCTCACACGTGAGACATTAACCACCCAGTATAGAAGAACCACTCAAATTTAATCCCAGGAGGGAAAATGAAACATATTGTTGGTCTGATTATCATGGCACTTATTGTGCTGTCCCTGTATCTGGCACCCGGTGCAGGTAGTTGGGTTATCGGCACTCTGGGTAGCCTGGGCATTATTGCTGCTGGCTTCAGCGCACTTAGCTCTGAGGCAGAGTTGATTAAGCTGATCATTGGTCAGTCGGTAAAAGATAAACTAAAGCCGTGGCAATCCGGTCTGCTGCAACTTATCCGTGGCACACTGTTTGTTGCCTTAGTGTACGGACTTACGTTCCCTGAAATCTCAGTGGCTGCTAAGTACCTACTGATTGCAGGCTACCTTGCATTGCAATTGGCGGTCGGTCGTATCAACTCTTATAAGAACACGTTGATTCGTCGTGCCTATACGTTAAAGATGTAACCCGGTGGTCCGGCCTTCTGTATGCCCTGGCGTGGCGATGTAGAACGAAGGTCGGTCCCTGAAAGGCGTGCCGGGATTTAGACAATGGGAGCTAGCCACTCCCTACAATAACCACCCAGTATAGATGAGTGATTACCTGGGTGAGCTTTCTGTCAACCACAGCCTGGCGTTATGCTAGTAGCAAGGTCGAGAGTTGGGAAAGCCCACCACAGATATTCATTTAATCAATCAAGGAGTAAATAGCATGGCCTATGAAGATTTTGATTTCGGTGCTGAAGTAGCAGCGGCAGGTGGCAAGGTATTCAAAAACCCTGAGCCAGGCCCGCATGACTCTATCGTCACTGCAATCGTACACATTGGCAGCTTTGCTGATGTATTCACAAACGGTACTAAGAAGGAGCCTAAGCCTCCAGTTAACTTTGTGCTGGTCCAATCTACCCTGATGGGTGAGGAAGACAAGAACGAAGATGGTAGCCGCATTCAGAAGTGGCAGGCAATGCCTCTGAAGAAAGGCGACAAAGCTAACCTGACTAAGTTCCTGGCAGCGGTTGACCCGGCTGGTAAACTGGCAGGCTTTGATGCTGTGCCTGGTATCCCGGTAACAACTACCTGGGCTGCTAACGAGAAGAAAGGTAAGAACGATGACGGTACGTGGAAAGCTGTGAACCTCAAAGGTTACACCGCCATGACTGGTCGTACTGCCGCTCTCGTCAAAGCCGATGCAGAAGAAGAAGGCCTGACCATGATCGGTCACGTGCGCTTCCCTGACATTACTCTGGATATCCTGGAAGAGATTCCGGCATACTTGATCCGTCAGTACCTGCTGTCTGAAATGGATGGTAACAACGAAAGCTATGCAGGCTCGCCTGTTGAAGCAATCATCAATGCTAAACGTGCTGAAGATCCTACCTGGAAGACTAAGCAGGAAAGCGATGATGAAGGTGAAGACAACCAGCCAGGCCATGAGCAGAAATCTGGTAGCACTGCTGGTGCTTCTTCTGTCCCTGAGCCAGCTAACGTTGAAGTACCCGCTGACCTGACAGATGATAAGGAGTTCTAATCATGAAGGTTAGTTCTGTTGTCATCCAAACTATCGATCAATACGGTAACATCTCCGTAACCTCCATGCGTGAAGGAGTGGAAGGTGTTGTTGACCTGCATTATATCGTCCGTGACGGTATGGTGTGTGCCAACTCTCGCATCAATGGTATGCGTGAGGGCTACTCTGTTCCGGTGCAACATGTAATTGATGTGCGCACCACTCTTTAATAACCACCCAGTATAGAAGGAAGGGCGCGCTGCCCTCCTATTTAATTCATCCATAAAGGAGTAAAGAAACTATGTCATTCACTATTAAAGCCCTGGTAAATCAATCTTTCAACGCTGGCAAACTGGTAGAAGTTACCAAATTCCTGGTTGTGGATGCGGACGGTAATCCAGTAGTAAGCAAGTTCTTTGAAAGCGAAGCTGACGCACAGGCACAGATCGATGCCCTGGGCAACCTGTCTGAAGGTCTGTCATTCGCCAAAGCACAGTTCGGCGGCCTGGCTGATAAAGCACAGCGCGGCAAGGCTAACGTTGTTGCTGAGTACCTGGATTGGATCGCTGCTGGTCGCCCAGTTAAAGAAGTTGCCGAAGCTGAACCTGCTGAAGCCACTGAAGAAGCTGCAACCGAAACCGATGCACAGGCTGGCGCTGCTGCCCTGTCTGCGGGTGAAGACTTCTAATCAAGTCTAGCCGATCATGCCCTACTCAGCCTACGCTGGGTAGGGTTTATTTTGCTAAGTAAGTAGAGGCTATTATGCGTGAGTTTAAACACAACCCTTTCGATACATTAGAAGGTCTGCATGTAAGGGAGTTCTACTACGAAAGGAAGGACATGAACTGGCACGTCATCTTCTGTGATGATAAAGGTCAGTGGTTCGCTACCATCCTTGTGGGTAGTCATGAAATAGATGACCGCTTCCATGTACCACAAGCTATAGAGCTTAAGCAAATAGCCTGCGCCAAATTGAAGGAGCTACTATGTCCGTCCTCAACTCAGGATACCGTGTCGGATTTGACTACGGAGCCGAAGTCCGTCCCGATGGTAATCTCATCAAATGGAAATCTACAGGTAAGAGAGTGTGTCTCCTTGATGGGGATATCCTTCCATACACTGTCGGCTTCATCGTAAAGCCTGAAGCCGTAATATCTGCAATGATGCGAGTGGATGCTGGAGAGTTCAAGGAGATCTATGAGACTCCAGAGTTCTTGCTATATGCAGATATTATGAATTGCATGTTGAACCGTATGATAGGTAGCAGTGATTGTGATAGCGCACGCATCTACATGACAGACTCTGCCAGCAACTTCAGGATCAACCTTGCATTCACTCACCCTTATAAAGGGACGCGCCTGGCAAGTAAGCCACCGTTCTTTCAGGAGTTGCGCCGCTACCTTCTCGAAACCCAGGACACGATTCTGGCAGTAGGGGAAGAGGCGGATGACCGCATCTCAATAGAAGCCTGGCGCATGGCCCGTGAGTTCTGCGACTCAGAGGGTATTGAAATTGGCAGCGAGGAACACAAGGCATTTGCAGACTATGTAGTCGTGTCTAAAGACAAAGACCTGATGCAAGTTCCTGGGTGGCATCTTCACTACAAAGGTAATGTAATGGAGCTTGAATGGGTAACACGTTTCGGCTACTTGCGTCCTAAGTATAAAGCGGATGGCAAGATGAAGAAGCTGGAAGGTGCAGGCCTTAAGTTCCTTTACGCACAGATGTTAATGGGCGATGAGGTGGATAACTATAAAGGACTCCCCGGTTGTGGGATGGTCAAAGTGTTTGATACCTTGCAGCCTTGCAAGACAGAGCAGGAGTTATACTTTGCTACACTGGCATTGTATAAGAAGAAGTACGGAGACTCGTACCCTGCTGTTAACTACCGGTCATCTACTAAGTGGCGCAATGAGTACCATGCCAACCACGGGGTGTACCCAGATGACTTTGATTCAACCCTGAAGCCTATCGTACTGACAGGCTATCAAATGATGCTGGAGCAGGGCAGGCTAGCCTTTATGCAAACTCGCATCGGTGAGGTATGGCGGGAAGGTAAAGGCTTCAGCCCTCTCGGTGTAGGAGATAAATGGCATGAGGCGTATAACGAAAGCAGAAGTTCCTGAGATAACTAAGGAGCTAATGAAGAAGCAAGGGAACAAATGCCCTATTTGTGGGCAGTCCCTTTTGATTGTCCCATCAAAGGACAGAGTGTTAGACCACTGCCATGACAAGGGTTATGTGCGTGCCGTGCTTCACCGTGGCTGTAATGGTACGGAAGGTAAGGTGCGCAAAGTCCTGTCTACGTGGGGAAGGTCTGGTGATTCTGAGCTTACCATGATAAAGACACTTGAGAACCTGGCTGCCTTCTGGAGACTCAACCTGTCCCCTCAGACTGAGTACATTCACCACACCCATCTAACCGGGCCTCAACGTATGGCACTTGCCAACAAAGAAGCCACCCGCACATCCCGTGTGCTAAGGAGAAAGAATTGAAAATTGTAGAGTCAAAGTTAATCACCCTTATGGAAGAGGGTAAGACTAACAAGCAGATCGCGGAGCACTTTGAATGTTCCGTCCGTGCTGTTCAGTCTTACAAGACTCGCCTGGCCCGCCGTGGGTTCTCACCAGAGAATGACATGGACCACATTCAGAATCCTCTGTTTATGGTTAAGGGACAGTCAACCTATTACAACAAGGAAGGCAACCCTACCCAGCGTTGGGTTAAGACTAAGCTGGATAATGAGCAGTGGGAACAGTTGATTGCCGATTTCATCTCTGGCATCTCATCCTCTATCCCACGGCATGACCCAGTGCCAGCACCAGTATTGTCTCTGCCAACAGACCGCCTGAACCTCTACCCATTCACTGACTTCCACTTAGGTATGCTGGCCTGGGGTGAAGAGTCAGGCGATGATTGGGATATGACCATTGCTGAAGATTTAGCAGTCAAGTGGATTGATGCAGCCGTTGCTATGGCACCACAAGCAAGCACCGCTGTCCTGGCCAACATGGGCGACTTCCTCCACTGGGATGGTATGGAAGCTGTAACCCCTACATCTCGCCATGTGCTTGATGCAGATAGCCGATTCCAAAAGCTGGTACGTGTTGCATTGCGTATCATCCGCACGCTGATTGACCGCCTGCTGGCAACGCATGACAAGGTTCATGTTATCATGGCTGAAGGTAATCACGATGAGTCTAGCTCTGTCTGGCTGCGTGAGGGCTTGTCTCTGGTCTATGAGAAAGAGCCACGCGTAACCTGGGATAAGAGTGCTGACCCTTACTACCATTACAGCTTCGGTAAAACCATGCTCATGTTCCACCACGGTCACAAGGCCAACATGCGCCGCGTAGAGTCTGCGATGCTAGGCAAGTTCATCCGTGAGATTGGACAGGCTGACTATCGTTACTGCCATGTTGGTCACTTGCACCATGCCAAACTGGAAGAGACTACCACGATGCTTATTGAGCAGCACCGCACCCTTGCAGCTAAGGATGCGTATGCCTCACGTGGTGGCTGGGTATCTAAACGCTCTGCATCGGTGATTACGTATCATGCTGATTTTGGTGAGATTGCACGCCAGACTATTAGCCCGGAAATGCTGGGACATTAATAACCACCCAGTATAGAAGAAACCCTCAATTTATCAGGAGTGAATAATGTCAGTATCTAATGTAGCTAAGAACAAGGCTATCATCTTTGACCTGGACGGTTGTCTAGCAGATGGCAAGCACCGCCTCCACCTGTTGCCTAAGTATGAAGACCGTGGTAATACGAATGCGTGGATTGAGTTTAACCTGGCTAGTGGAGATGACCTGCCGATCCAGGACAACATCGATCTTCTTAACATCCTGGCCCTGACCCATCGCATTGTCATCCTGACAGGACGGGGTGCCGTGGCTAAAGATGTTACTATCGCATGGCTGGATAAGCACGGTGTCAACTATGACAACATCATCATGCGTGGTGAGGACGATCACCGACCGGACGTTGAGTACAAGGAGTCCATCCTTAAGCCAATGAAAGATCATGTCGTTTGTTGCTTTGATGACCTGGAGCACGTGGCTAAACATATCCGCAGCCTGGGTATCACCTGTCACCTGACCACTCACTATGAAGCGCCACTGCTTCACCAGCGTGACCACCGCAGTGAAGGTAAGCCTGAGTGCAAACACCACTTCTCTGGTCCGGTATTCAAGGATGCCAAAGAGAAACGCTATGCCTCTGTTTGCTCTGATTGCAAAGAGGTTGTTCTGGGAGATCGCTACTAATGCTAATTATACTGAATGGACCACCTGGCGTAGGTAAAGACACCCTGGCCCTGGCAATGGAGCAGGTTATCTCAATCAAGGCTCTGAGCTTCAAAGGCCCGATGTGGGAGATCGCTGAGTCGCTTCTGGGCAAGCTGAAGTTTGAAGAGTTCTGTGAGCTTTACCATGACCGCGAGACTAAGGAGCTACCACAGGCCTGGCTTGCTGGCCTAAGTCCACGGCAGTTCTTCATCCACATCTCAGAGAATATTGCTAAACCTATGTTTGGCGATCAGTATTTTGGCCTGCGCCTTAAGGAAGAGTACGACGATGTTATTATGTCTGGCGACTCTATGGCGGTGGTATCTGATGGTGGATTCTCTACTGAGCTATTCCCATTCTTAAACGCGCATGAAGAAGTGCTAGTGGTTCGTCTCTACCGTGAAGGGTTCTCCTTCGGTGGTGACAGCCGCAACTACCTCAATGAAGGTCAGTTTGCCTTCTTCCCGCAGCATACCCGCCCGGAGTTCATGGATGTGCATTTGGTTGAAGGTCAACCAGGCATTGCTATGGACGCAATCTTAAAACGTGTAATGGAGTAAATGATGGATGTGTTCAGTTTCCTGGGCCTGCATGAAGAGTATCGGGCTAAACCTGTCCAGTTGGTTAAGCATCGGCATGAAGTACCAGCCAGCCGTATTAAATTCCCGGTGTATGGGCAGGTAAAGCGTGACGGTGTATTTGCAATGTTGGTCATCACAGCCGATAAACGCAATGCTATCTTTGGTCGGACCGGGAAGCTGCTGTCAAATACTCAGGAGCTATCCGAAAGACTGACTACGCGTTTGCAGCCAGGTGTCTATATGGGAGAGATACAGACCATAGCACCTGCGTACCTGGAGCAGCTATCCGGCGTACTCAACCCTAACCGCGTCGAAGAGTTAGACGATCACCAACAGATCATTAAGGAAGGATTGTATATCTCATTCTTTGATATGCAGACTATCCAAACGTTTGTTGATGGAAAGGCTGACACTACCTTTGTAAAACGTTGGCAAGGCTTGAAACGCCGGATGGAGCTTGTAGAGGTTGCTGACTTGTCTCACGTGTTAGACATTACTGAGCTTAACACGGAGGAAGAAGTTGATGCCTTTGCCCAGGACTTGATTGACAAAGGTCATGAAGGTGCAGTGTTCAGCGTTGATGCTGACTATGAGGCGGGGCATAAGGGCTGGCGCAAGACTAAGATCGTGCGCGGTGTAGCCTTTGACCTTCTGTGCATCGGGTATGTAGAAGGTAAAGGTAAATATGCTGGAAAGGTGGCTAACCTAACCTTCCGTTGGAGAGACGGTAAATCGGTTGATGCTATGCTGGGCCGAGGTTGGACCCATGATGACGCTGAGAAGATGTATAACGCTATCAAGTTTGGTGGTAGTTATCCTAATCCCATTGGCGCTATCTTCACTGTGACTGCCTTGCAGGAATCTAGCAAAGGTAAGTTGCGTAATGTTAAAGCAGGACAACGCCGCCATGATAAGGTGGAGGCTGACTTCTAAGGAGTAAAAGATGCTTAATGAACTGAGCATCGACCTGGACCACCCAATCTTAACTTCAGCGGGTAGAGCAGCCAAACAGGTCGATGTTACCGAGATGCTGCTACAAAAACTAACCGCTGGCTTTGAACCGGGACCAGAACTCCTGAAGCAAGCGGCTGACTTAGGTATTGATATCTGCGCAATCCGCGCTATGGTTAATGAACTATATGGAGAAGACGAAGATGATTAACTCTGGTGGATACCGACTAACTTCCGAAGAGATGGAAGACCTGCGTGACCTGGCTGAAGACCAGGCCGATTCTGAAATTGATTGGAGTGACCCACAGTATGACCCAGACTACCGTTAGAAAACTTCCCGTACATCATGAAGCCTATGATGCAATCCTTGAGATGATGCACCTTATCCCGGAAGGGCCGGAGTCCTCTCCTGAAGTCCTGAAGTGGAACAGTGCCATTCGTGATTTGCGTGGCAAGTTCCAATATAAGTTTGTCCGTGATTAGGGCAGCACACTTGCTAGATATCCCACGCCTCCTGGAGCTAGCGAGTCAGTATCAAGATGAGATAGTAGTTGCTGACAAATTCGTCCCTGTTATTGATGGTGAGTTAGCCGCTACAAATATGATGAATACCATGCAGAGTGAGCTGGGGCTAGCCCTAGTAGCTGTAGAGGGCACTAAGGTGATAGGGTTTCTATGGGCGCTGGTAGTCCACCCTGTCCCCTGGTCCCACTACCGCTCTGCTGACACTCTCATGTTTTATGTCCATCCTGATTATCGTGGAGGGCTGCATGGCTATAGGCTTTTGAAGGAATACAAGTCATGGGCTGAGGGTGTGGAGTGTGATGAGATAAGACTCTCCACTGCATCCGGCATCAATACCGACAGTGCCGAGGGTATCTTCCGTAGGTTGGGATTTACTCCACTAGGTACTGTCTTCCATATCAAGAAAACAAAGGAGTGAAATTATGTCTATGGGCGGCGGCGGTAGCCAGAAAGCGTCTGTTCCGGCTGCAAAGCCACAACGTACCCAGTCTGTACAGGCTGAGGATATCCAGGTTGGTGGCGGCGATGACGCTACCAGCACAACTCAAAACGGTAAACGATCTCTGGTTCGTCCAGTGTCCTCTAGCCTCGGTGCTGTATAAGTAAGGAGGCAAAGATGGATATGCGTTTAGCTGGGAACAAGTCAAAGATTCCCAAACTGTATGAACAGCTTGTCGGTAAACGCAGCCCTTTCCTGAGCCGTGCAGAGAACTACTCACGTTTTACTCTGCCTTACTTGATGGCTGATGTTAATGATGACATTTCTTCTCAGAACGCATGGCAGGATGACGGGGCTAGTGCTACTAACTTTCTGTCAAATAAACTGTCACAGGTTCTGTTTCCGGCACAGCGTAGCTTCTTCCGTATAGACCTGACTCCAGAGGGCATCAGCCAATTGGAACGGGATGGAATGACTACCTCTACCGCACAGAAGCTATTGTCTGATGTTGAGAAAGCGGCGATGTTGTACGGGGAGGGCTTGCAGTTCAGGCCTGCCGTAGTAGAGGCTTTTAAGCACCTCATCGTGACAGGTAACGTTATGATGTACCACCCGGACAAAACCAGCCCAATCCAGGCTGTGCCATTGCACCACTACTGTGTGCGCCGGGATAACAATGGTACTATCCTTGATGTTGTATTCCTGCAAGAGAAAGCACTGGAGACATTCGAGCCTAGTATTCGTATGGCTATCCAAGCATCTCGAAAGGGTAAGCAGTACAAGGACAAGGATAACGTCAAGCTGTACACCCACGCCAAACGTACCAAAGATGGCAAGTACAGCATCAAGCAGTCTGCCGATGATACGCCAGTAGGTAAGGAGTCTATTGTAACGGAAGATAAATCACCGTTCCTTATCCTGACCTGGAAGCGATCATATGGCGAAGACTATGGACGTGGTATGGCTGAAGACCATGCTGGTGCATTCTTTGTAATCCAGTTCCTGTCTGAAGCACTGGCGCGTGGCATGGCTCTCATGGCTGATGTTAAGTACCTCGTCAAGCCAGGTTCCTACACAGACATTAATCAGTTTGTGGAGGGTGGTTCTGGTGCTGTGTTGCATGGCGTCGAAGGTGATATCCATATTGTGCAGTTAGGCAAGTATGCAGACTACACACCAATCCAGGCGGTCTTGAATGACTATCGCCAGCGTATTGGTCGTGTGTTCATGATGGAGTCAATGACTCGTCGTGATGCTGAACGTGTGACTGCGTATGAGATTCAGCGAGACGCCATGCTGGTAGAGCAATCTCTGGGTGGTGTGTATTCCCTGTTTGCTACAACCTTCCAGGGGCCATTGGCTCGTTGGTTCATGAATGGCATTAGTTCCATTCTGTCTACCAAGAAAGTATCACCTACCATCCTGACGGGTATTGAAGCCCTGGGACGAATGGCAGAGCTTGATAAGCTGGGCACCTTTAATGGCTACGTGTCTATGACGGCACAATGGCCTGAGAATTTGCAGGAAGCCATCAAGTGGCCTGAGTTCACCGATTGGGTGCAAGGTCAAATCTCCGCTAACTTCCCGTTCTTTAAAACCTCAGAAGAGTTGCAGGCAGAAGCAGAAGCCCGGCAACAGCAACAGGCTACCCAGTTCGCCGCAGAGCAGGCTGGCAAGGCTATCCCTGACATGGTTAAGAACGGTCAAATCACTAATCCGCAAGGAGGATAATAATGTTCCACTCTCTCTTTAAATCAATGTTCCGTGTTTACATGGCAGAGGAAAATCCAGATGCACCAGGTGCAGGTGGCGCAGCGCCAGATACTGAATCATCTCCAGATGTTGCGGCTCAACAAGGCAGTGAGCAGTCGGGCGATGAAGGTGATCAGGGAAACCAATCCGGGCCAGAGTCCTCGCCAGAAGGTCAGCCCGGTACGGAAGAGGTTGAACTCTTCTACGGTGATGCCTCTGTAGAGATCGAAATCCCTGAAGATATTAGCTCTGAGCTTTCATCTAAAGGGCTGGACGCTAAGGCTCTGGCTAATGAGCTTTACCGCAAAGACGGCGACTTCACCTTGTCGAAAGAGACGCGTGATAAGCTGGATGGTATCTATGGCAAGTTTGCGGTTGATGCCTACCTTAACTCTCTGAAGGTACAGAATGATGCCTTCTTGCAGGGTAACGCTGACAAAGAAGCTGCAATGGAGAAAGCTAATACTGAGCGATTCTCTGCGATGGCTGAACTTGTTGGTGGCGAGGAAGGCTGGGAGTCTCTTACCTCATGGGGCAATGAGAACCTGTCCGACCAGGAAATCGATGACCTGAACGCTGTGATGCAGTCTGGCAACGAGTCGCTGCAACGCTATGCAATTCAGATGCTGGCTAATCAGCGTCGCCAGGCTGAGTGCCACACAGAGGCTGTCGTGATTCAGGCTGCAGCACCGCGGGAGCGAGAAGGTGGCACACTGTCAGCCGATGCCTACCGCCAGGCAGAGCAAGCGGCGCGTAAAGAGTTCCGGGGCAACCAGTCAGCGTACAGCCAGGCCGTGGCTAAACTGGATGCTCGTCGCCGTGCGGGTATCCAAAAAGGTATTTAAAACAGTGACTTGTCTAGCTGGGTGGCATTAACCACCCAGTATAGAAGGAAGCACAAATTTTAATTGGCATGACCGCCATAATCCACAAGGAGTAAAGACAAACTATGTCAAATCCAAACGTATTGACTCAACCAGCGGTATCAGCTTCTGGTGAGGTAGACAGTCTCTTAATTGAGAAGTTTAACAACCGCGTGCATGAGCAGTATCTGAAAGGTGAAAACCTGCTTCAGTGGTTCGACGTGCAGGAAGTTGTAGGCACCAACAGTGTGTCCAACAAGTACATCGGTGAAACCGAACTCCAGGTTCTGTCTCCAGGTAAATCACCTGATGCAAGCCCGACTGAGTTCGACAAAAACCGTCTGGTAGTTGATACCACTGTGATTGCCCGTAACACCGTTGCACACTTCCATGATGTGCAGAGTGATATCGATGGTCTGAAGTCTAAGCTGTCCGTCAACCAGGCTAAGAAGCTGAAGAAGATGGAAGACAGCATGGTCATTCAGCAGTTGATCCTGGGCGGTATCAGCAACACCGAAGCTATCCGTACTAACCCACGCGTGGCTGGTCACGGCTTCTCTATCCACATCGTCGGTCTGGCTTCCAGCTTCCTGACCAGCCCTCAGTACATGATGGCTGCAATCGAAATGGCTATGGAGCAGCAGACAGAGCAAGAGGTTGATACCTCAGAGCTGTGTGGTCTGATGCCGTGGACTGCGTTTAACTGCCTGCGTGATGCTGACCGTATCGTCGATAAGTCTTACACCATCGCGGCGTCGGATAACACTGTTGACGGTTTCGTTCTGAAGTCCTGGAACACGCCAATCGTACCTTCTAACCGCTTCCCTAAACTGAGCGATAACACAGAAGGTACTGGCTCTACCAAACATCACAAGCTGTCCAATGCTGGCAACGGCAACCGCTATGATGTAACCGCAGGCCAGACTTCGGCACAGGCCGTACTGTTCACCCAGGACGCGCTGCTGGTCGGTCGTACCATCTCTATCACTGGTGATATCTTCTATGAGAAGAAAGAGAAGACCTGGTACATCGATACCTTCTTAGCCGAAGGTGCAATCCCGGACCGTTGGGAAGCCGTGGCTGTTGTCACTTCTGCCGCGACAGAGGGTGATGCAAAAGATCACGCCGCTATCCTGGCACGTGCTAACCGCAAAGTCATCCAGACTAAGCAGGTAAGCTAATACTCGCCCTACTTCTCTATTGAGGGGTAGGGCTTCTTTTTCTTAAGGAGGGCTAGATGCCAATTGATTGGAATGTAGGACCGACACCCGGCCTTTCCACAGTCAACCTAGATACAGTAGATACTCGACTGGAGGCTATCAACCTTTGCCTCCGAGCCGTGGGCTACTCAAGTGTGGAATCAGAAGACAGTGGCGATTTAGATGCTGCTGACGCTTCAAAGATTCTGGCTACAGTGGGCCAGCGTGTGCAGTATAACGGTGGCAAAGGTTGGTGGTTTAACGTAGAACCAAACTGGAAGTTAACGCCCGATGCAAACGGGGAGATTCTTATCCCTAACAATGCAATCGCGGCGTGGCAGGACGTGCGTTACGATGACCGTAAAATCCTCATCTCCATCCGTGGTCGTAAGGTGTACAACATGGATACGCACAGCACTGACCTGAGAGACTTCCTGAATCGGGAGGGCTTCTTCCGTATGACCTTCATGCTTAACTTGCCATTCGAGCATATGCCAGTGTCAGCACGTCAGGCTATTGCATACCAGGCCGCTGTAGAATTCATGGTGTCTAAAGAGTTCGACGCACAGAAGGTGCAGATCTGGCAGCGTCTGGCAGAGTCTTTGCAGATGGACATGGGGCAGGAGTCGGCTAACCAGCAGAGCCTGAACATGTTTGTCAACAACCCAACACAGGCCAACTTCGGAGCCATTGTAGGTGGACCAAATGCGAATGCTACATTCAGTCGCAACCCTTACAATGCTTACGGTGGATACAACCGATATGGAAGAGGATAAGCTATGGAAGTACAAGGCTCATACGGGCGTCAGCTACAGGGTGTATCGCAACAACCCATTGCGGTCAGGTTGCCAGGACAGGTCACGTCACAACTTAATGCAGTGCCGAATGTGGTTGATGGCCTTAAAACTCGTATGGGTTCTAAGCACCTGGCCCGTATCCTCGACAGCCTCGACCCAAACTCCCTTATTCATCATTACAAGCGCGGTGACGATGCGGAAGAGTATTTTGTCATCCTCAGACCTGGACAGGTTCCCGTTATCTTCACGGTTAACGGCCTACCTTGTAGCGTCAATACCCAGGGATCGGCAGCGACCTATCTGAACTCGTCAAGTCTCCCGCGTGAGACAACCCAGTTAATGACCATTGGTGACTATACCTTTGTGCTTAACAGGACAATGCCAGTGCGTGCGCGTGGTGATATGACCCCTGGCCTGGATAACAGAGGTCTGGTTTATGTTGCCTATGCAAACTTCAGCTTTACCTATCAAATCCTTATCAATGGACAGGTAGCAGCACAGCATGAAACGGCATCATCTAAGGATGTTGAAAATGAAGACCTGGTAAGGACTGATTATGTTGCTGGTAAGCTGATTGAAGATTGGAACACTAAGAAGCAAAACTTCCCTGGGTTTTCCATGTATCAGGATGGTAACGTTATTGTAGTTGATAATAATAGCGGTGCGGCATACTCACTCACTACCATCGATGGTGCAGATGGACAGGACTTAGTAGCGATTCGCCACAAGGTATCTAACCTAGACACCTTACCGAACCGAGCACCTGCGGGGTACAAAGTTCAGGTATGGCCTACCGGGAGTAAGCCAGAGTCACGATATTGGTTGCAAGCCGAACCACAGGACGGTTCTAAGGTGACGTGGGTTGAGACTATCGCACCGGGTGTACGCCTGGGCTGGGACGGGGCTACAATGCCGCATGTACTTGTGCGTGAAAGCCTTAACTCAGATGGCTCTGCTAACTTCACATACAGGCCAGGTGAGTGGGAAGACCGGGATGTAGGCGATGACCTGACTAATGATTTCCCATCCTTGCTTAATGTGGACTCACCACAGCCTATTTCTTCTATGCTGATGGTACAGAATAGACTGATGCTCACATCGGGTGAGGCAGTGGTGGCAAGCCGTACCTCTCGCTTCTTTGACTTCTTCCGATACACTGTACTGGCTACGGTAGATACGGACCCATTTGATGTGTTCGCAGATATCGAGGAGGTGTATAACATCCGGTGGTCAGCACAGATGGATGGTGACGTTATCCTGTTCACATCGGACCAACAGTTCACGCTGCCGGGTGACAAGCCACTGACCCCAACATCCGCAGTAATCCGTCCGGTCACAGCATTCAAAATGACACCAGGTGTAAGGCCTGTACCTTCTGGTGACTCTATCCTGTTTGCATTCGACCAGGGTTCTTACAGTGGCATCCGTGAGTTCTTCACAGACAGCTACTCAGACACTAAGAAGGCACAGCCAGCAACTAGCCATGTTGATAAATACATCCGTGGCAAGGTGTTAGAGTTGTCTGCTAGCTCTAGCTTTAACAGAGCATTCATCATCACTAACAGCGACCGCAGTGTCCTGTATGTATATGACTGGCTCTATGAGGGCACGGAGAAAGTGCAAAATGCCTGGCACAAGTGGTCCTTCCCAGCGGGTACGGTATTGCACACGGTGAGCTATTCAAATGAGAAACTCTACCTTGTAATGTCCCGTAACAACACTAGCGGTGCAGTTGCTGGTGTTTACATTGAGGTGATGGACATGGGCGATGAGTTGGAGTACGGATTGCAGGACCGTGTTCGCATGGACCGCAGGGCAACATCCAACATGCACTATAATGCAGCTAACCGCACGTGGACCTCTGACCCGCTCAAGTGGCTGCCTACGGACCTTAGTTCACTTGATGCAGTCTTGCTCACAGGATGGCCCAGCTATGTTGGTGGTGCTTTCCAGTTCTCCTACAACCCGGCTACTAATACTATCTCTACCAATTTCGATTTGGCGGAAGGTGGCACAGTGCAGGTTGTTGTGGGTGAGACTTACTGGTATGAGGTTGAACCTACACCACCACTGATTAAGGATAGCAAGGACCGTGTATCTTATCTTGATACTCCAACGGTAGGTAACATATACCTTAACCTGGACATGTACCCTGACTTCTCAGTTGTAGTGACTGACAAGGAGACATTGCAGGAGCGGGTGGTTTACTTGTCGAATAAGGTTGCTGGTTCTTTAACAAACGTCATCGGTTATATCTCACCTCATGAGGGTACGCTACGTGTTCCTATCCGTCGTAAGAGTACCGATATTAGTTTCAAGGTTCGGTCCAAATCTCCTTCTACTTTCCAGTTGAGGGATATTGAATGGACAGGTTCCTACAACCCACGTAAAAGGAGGGTGTAATGGGAGTATCATCACAGGGCGCTACTGGTGCTGCTGGAGGTGCTGCTTCCGGTGCTGCGATGGGTGCTACCGTTGGTGGACCCTGGGGTGCTGTAATTGGTGGTGTAGTTGGTGGCGTGGCTGGGCTAGTGTCCGGTCAGTCAGCAGCCAAGAAGCAGAAACAGGCACTGGAAGAGTACAACAAGCAAATCCGTGAGAATGCCCAGCGCAACTATCAGAAGCTGGATATCCAGGAGAGTGAGGCCGCAGGTGCAGCCCGTGACCAATTACTGGATAACAACATTGACATGGTGAAGCAACGAGCACAGATTGAGTCTATTGCAGCAGCAACAGGCACAGCAGGTGGCACGTTGGGTACACTGGTTAATGATACGCTGGCTGAGGGCGGTCGAAACCAGGGCAAGATTATAGACAACTACAACCGTGAAATGACGGGGTATGCTTCTCAAGCTGAGGATGTTAGACGTGGGGCGCAGGCTAACCTTAAGTCTACCGCCATTCAGAAACCTACAGCGGGTGAGTGGTTGAGTCTTGTCGCTAAGACGGGAACCGATATGTACAGCGGTGTCTCTGGTGGTCTGTCTATGAACAAAGAACTAGGCAGCAATTACACATTAAACGGCCTGTTAAGCCGAACTAAATCCGGTGCTAACACAGCCATTAACTAAGGAGTAAATCATGGCAGGAGTGCAAAGACAACGCACCCAATTAGGTCTAAGTGACCCAGGCGTAGGTGAAATTAAGGTAGGTACTTCATCTGGCGGTAGCTTTGCACAAGGCTTGCTGGATGCAGCTAACTCCCTCAATCAGGTAGCCCCTAAGTACATTGGTGAGAAGGTGGAGGCTGATAAAGTCTTGCAGGCTAACCGCGCCTTGAAAGGTCTGATGCCGACAGAGGATGCTACGGCTGGCGGGACCAGGGCTAACATGATGGTCGGTGCGCAGAACGGCATCAATGAGATGACCATGCGACTTAAGGATGATGCCGCTTCATGGCAAGGAACCGAGGACGAGTGGAACGCCCACGTTGTCAAGCAGCGCAATGACTTTGAGCAGTCCATCTACCAGAAGTACCCAGAGCTTACCAGCGACCGGGATACCTCTAAGTTAGTTACAAACATGTTCATGGAGCAGCAGCCTACCATCCAGGCAAGCAAGGTATCTGCTGACCTGCAACGTGAACACCAGGACCGAGCTAATACATTCCAGACTCGTATGACTCAGACCACGGCAGGTAAAGATGGCGTGGACCTGACCCGTTCCCTGGAAGACCTCAAGCCGATTGCTAAGGCTCTTAAGTTATCTGATACAGAGTATGAGCAGGTTATCGCAGGTGAAGCTAAGGCCAGGGCTGCGACAGGTGATACATCAATGCTTATGGCTACCCAAGGTATCCGTAATGCAGAGGGTGTTAGCCTGTATGACCGAGATGCCAGTATCCGCGCATCGGTAATCCAAGGTCAGCGTATGGACCTGAGCTTGCACCAGACTGATTTAGCAAATGACAAGTACGGCATGGAGCAACGCTTTATGTCTGGAGAAATGTCAGATGCTGAGTTGATTAGTGCTGCTTCCATCATGAATGATAAGTATGGCGGTGCTGCCTATTCAGCCTCTGAGCTTAACGGGTTGCGTGACCAGAAAGCCAGGGCTGATGCGAAGCAGGGTAAGAAGGTTGACTTTGTGGGTAAGATTGCACAAGGCCAATTGGTTGCACTTGAAGATTACACCGAAAAGGAAATCAACGAAGGTGCCGCAGCTTACCATGACCAGGGTGATGCAATGGTGGAAGCCTATGCAAAAGCCAAGGGATACACTGATGAGCAGAAGGAAGGGCTACGTGCCAAGGTGCAATCTGAGGTGACTGTTAACCTGGCTAAGGCCGGGATTAAAGACCAACAGTTTGTTAGGCAGATTGGCTCATTCCAAAATATCGGACCTGACCACCTGAAAGATATGAAGGAAGAACCACCGGAGATGCAGACCTTGCTCAACCGTTGGAATACACTTCCTGATTATATGAGAACTCAGGTAGTCGGTGAGAAGCCAGCGGCATTCCTTTATAACTATCAGTTGGGCATCAGTAACCATATGAATCCAGGTCAGGCTATCGACTTCGCTCAGAAGGCTAGCCGGGATATCAATTTCTCCAGCAAGGATAACAAGGAGATCAGCAAGACAGGCGAAGACGTTGCAGGTGACTTGATTTCTAATAATGGATTCAATCCCTTCGACAACTACCCTGACTACATCCGTCAACAGATGAAAGACTTTGCCACCGATGATGTTCGTCGGTTCCGTAAGGCAGGGTTTGATATTGACGGTGCTAAAGAGCAGGCATCTACCAACCTGGCTAACAACTACTCATACGTGGGTGGCACTGTTATCCGTGGCGATAAGAAGATGCTGGCTCAGAAGTTGAAGCTGAATGAGGAAGACCTGGGTGCCCAGTTCCAAGCGTACTTGCAAGTTAACAAGCAGAAGTTTGAGGATGAGGCAGGTGGTCCTAAGATTGATGAAATGTACTATGACATTGATCAGCAGCGTGGGATCTTTACTGTGCGTGCAGGTGCTGGTGGTATGCCAGTGCAGGGCGCTCGTCCTCTGTCTGAGTTAGGTGACTATAAGTGGCTGGACCAGGTACAGAAAGAGATGGGTAACTCTAAGGCTGAGATGCGCGACCGTGTTATGAAAGCTGAGGGCTATGCCTTTGGTGGACCCGGCACTGGTGGTGCAGCGGCTAGCATTGGCAAATCCGTTATGGATGCACTGTTCCCTCCAGCAGGTGCAGCAGAGACACAGCCAGAACTTCAGCATGGAGAAATCCAGAAGAACGAGCTTTTCTCTCAGTACCTGTCAACCGCTGAGAATCAGTCTAAGTCTGGCTTTGATACCAGGGCTGGCGTGTTCACTCCTTATGATTCTGATACAGGAACCGAAGGAACGGACACAGTTGCCTATGGCCACAAGCTAACACCTGATGAGCGCAAGAACGGATACATCATGATTGATAACAACCCAGTACCTTATAAGGCTGGCGAGTCTCAGTTGACAGAGCAGCAGGCACAGCGCCTCTTGCAACAGGACATGAAATCACACGTACCATCAACTCCTGGTTGGAAGACTGACTTCGATGGACTGCCGGGTAACATCCGTAGGGCGCTCATCGACACATCATTCAACATGGGCAAAGGCTTCCTTAATAAGAATCCTACAGCTAACGCATGGTTCAAGCAGGGCGATTACCAAGCTGGGTTTATCCAGTTGCTGACAGCTAGCAATGAGAATGGTAAGCGCAGCAAAGGTGTCCTTGTCCGTCGAGCCAGTGCGTACAACATGGCAGGTGGAGGCGATTGGCCTAAGATCTCTAAGGTTGATGTGGGTGAGGATGGGACAATGCGAGTTAAGTTTGATGGTAACAAGTCGAGCATTAACCCGCAGATGCGCAGTATGATTAGTGATGACGGTTGGCTACTTGTCAAACGTGGTAAGGCTGGCAGTCTGCATGAACGCAGTACGGCTGGTACAGTTAGCATCTAGTGTTATCTTCTAGGCATCTTACGAGGTGCCTATATAGGTACTACTAATGGAGGTAAATATGTCTGATATGTCAGATACTGATAATCGTCAAGGCTGGAACGTGGTACAACAACGTGACTACGCACCTACCTTTGATCAGATTGCGGTTCAGCGCCGCGAGTTAGAAGAGAAGCAGAACGCAGCCAGAATGGTTGAGGTGGCTTTTGATGACACTCAAACGCTGGCAGGTGGTAAACGTGTGTTCGATCGCTATATGGCAGACTTCCAGCCAGACCCTAACTTCTCAGTATCTTCTGAACAGTTCGGTGAGATTCGCCGGGAGTTTGGTGACGAACAGGCACAGGACATTGTAGATGGAGCCAGGTCTGCTGGTGAGCTTAACGCTAAGATGGGTTACTACCGTGAGGATATTAACCGCAAGAAAGAACTAGCAAGCTACGGTTTGTCTGGTGTCGGCACGGCTCTGGTGTCTTCAGTATTGGACCCTGTTGGCTGGGCATTAGCTGCTGCATCTGGACCTGCTGGTGTGGGTGCTAAGATGACGCAGGTAGGTCGAGTGGCACGTATGGCGGCAGTTGCTGGAGTAGAGAATGCCGCTCTTGAAGCTGCACTATATGCAGGCGATACCCAGAAAAGTGTGGATGATATCTTTGTGGCTGGTGCATTTGGTGGATTGATGGGTGGTACTATTGGTGCGCTGACACGTGCCAGGGTTAAGCCAGAGCCAACACTGCATGACGATATTACACCTGACTTCGATGGTAAGGTTAATTCAACTCCAGAGGGAGATCCAGATCTAGCCCACGTTGTTGATGGCGCTGACCAGTTTGATGATGTATCCCGGCGCTCTGTACAGGATGCAGCGGATTATGACGCATGGTTAGCTGCAAGAGCCAACACTGTGCCGGAAGAGTTTGATGTGAAGATGGGGATTGCCGACCACGTGGACAACTTGCAGAAAGCTGCAAACATACGTCCGACACGTGCGGAGAAGGCAAACATCAAGCAGCAAATCCGAGATACGGAAGATCAGTTGAACTTCCAGAAGCAGGCACAGATTGATGCACGCGCACAGGAGGCGGCAGCACGTGGCGCACCTGCAAGCAAAGCCGATGCACTAAACATGCAAGTGGCAAAGCGGGTAATCAGCCGATCATACCAGGAAGATATTGATAACCTGGGCAAGCAGTTGAATGACCTACGGGCGAAGCAGGCCAGCTATGATGGTGTGGGCAATGCTAAGGCAGAGCTTAAGCGTTTCACCAGTATGGACCAGAATGCACAGGCGGCAGAGTTGGGCTTGCACAATCGAAAGGTTGAAGAGTTCGACGTACAGCAGCATGTAGCTAAAGCCCTGGAAGATATGAGAGCGGAGCGTAAAGCCCGACTGATTGATGACCACCCGCCAATGTCTCACGCGGGAGACAACGCAGAGGCCGAGCCAACTGAAACCACCCAGCCTAGAGAGAGCAATCCGTTTGGGCCGGAGGATGACAGTATCGGTGCGGCACGCGTTGCAGGCTCAGACGTGGAGCATGAGGCCTTTGGCCTGACAGGTCGGATGGACAATCTGATGGATGACCTGATTACCGAAGCACGCAACTCGCCTGTTCGACCCGTTAAGCTGGGACCGTGGGCCTCTGTCTCTTCTATCATCTTCAACTCAAAGAACCTAGCCATGCGTGGTTTGGGATTGCGTATCCTTGAGAATGCTCAAGGTGGTGCTTATCACGGTAAGACTGCCTCCATACTCACTGATGTTAACAACAACGTAATCCGGTCTGCTGAGAAGAACAGGTACAACGATGGGTTCCAAGATTGGCTTAAGGAGAACCAGTTGTCAGTTCTGGAGTACCTCAAGCCAGCAACACTTGAAAAGTTCAATGACTCTGTGTACTCCGCCATTGCGCGTGGTATGCCAGATGACCTAAGCCCAGGTGTGCGTAAGGCCGCTGAAGGTATTGCTGACCGATTCAAGAAAGCCCTGGAGATTCGTAAGGCAGCAGGTGAGGCAGGCTTTGAGAACGTTAAGTCAGCACAGGATTACATACCTGTCCTGTTTGATGGGCCTAAGATTGCAAGCAGTGTTACCCGATATGGTGCTGACAATGTGGAGGCTGTGTTATCTAACGGCTACCGCACTGGCAAGTACAAGCTGGGTAAAAAGTCTGCTGATGCTATTGCAAAGATGCAGGTATCACGTGCGCTGGATTCCACCCTCTCATCTAGGCTTTCATTTGAGCGTGTCGTTAGTCAGTCAGAGCGACAGAGCTTCATTGATGGTCTGAGGGAATCAGGCATACCGGACCACATCATTGATGACTTCATTGAGGGACAGGAGCTTGATGATGTAGCCGCAGCCATTAGTAGCCGCGCTCAGAAGAGTATGGGTATCAACACCCAGGCCGAGGTCGGTGGTGTCAAGGTTCAGGATTTGCTGAAAACCAACATCGCAGAGATCGCTGAGAACTACGGGAAAGAGGCCGCAGCCGGGGCAGCAATGGCTCGAATGGGCTTCCGCACCCGTAATGAGGTATTGGCGGCAATCGACGCAGCGGAGCGCACAGGCCGGAATATGGGCATTGGCGCTAAACAGGCTGGCGATGAGGCAAACATGCTCAGGGATTCTGTACGTTTATTGTACGGCAACACCCTGGATGATGACCCTAATGCTGCCATTGTGAAAGCTACCAGGCGTTTACGTGAAGTGACTACCATCACCCGCTTGAACCAGATGGGCTTTGCACAGGCACCGGAGATCTCACGCGCACTGGTTAAGATGGGCATCGGCCCCGTCATGAAGTCAGTAGGCGCTACTAAGATTCTCTTTGGTCGTCGTGGGCGTGTTGGTGGTACAGCGCAAGGTGAGTTGATGGATGTGGAGATGCGGGAAGTTGAGCAGGCTCTGGGATACATCGGTGAGGATAACTGGCTGCATGGCTGGGCTACTCGTCATGATGAGTTCAATGAAGACCCTGACAACATTCGTAAGCTATCCAAAATCCTGGACAACTCACTGTCTGCTGGTAGCCGTGCTAACCTTGTACTGTCTGGCTTCAAGGCAATCCAGGGTGGCTCTGAGAAGATTGTAACTCGTAGTATCGCAATGCGACTCAAGCAGCATTTAGCAGGCGAGAGAACTTTACCGACCAAAGACCTGGAAGAGATTGGCCTGGATGCTAACACTATGGCACGTCTTAAGCGCCACTTTGATGATAACCCACGTTATGATGAATACAACGGTGAGCAAGTACGTATGCTTAACTTTGATGCTATGGAGCCTGACCTTAAGGAAGCCACGGCTATCGCTATTCGTCGTATGCAGGGCCGTCTGATTCAGCGCCACTTTGTCGGTGATGAAGGAACCTGGATGAACAAGTGGTGGGGCAAAGCCTTGACTCAGTTTAAGGGCTTCTCCATCGTGTCACTTGAAAAGCAGCTTATCCATGATATCCGTGGCGACAAGGCGCAGGCAGCTATGATCTTCGGTTGGTCTGTGTTCCTTGCCAGTGCTGCCTACGGTGCTCAGATGCAGATGCAGTCTATCGGTCGTGCTGACCGTAAAGAGTTCCTTGATAGTAAGTTTAATGACCAGGCTCTGGCAATGGGTGTCTTTAATAAGATGCCACAGGTTGCTTCCCTCGGTCTGTTGGGAGATGGTCTGGCTTCTGTTGGAGCTATGCCGGATGCCATGTTGCAGGCACCAGGTCGGACAGGTTTCCGTTCTATGGGTGCTGGTGACTTAGTGGCTGGCGTGGGTATGGTTAGTGATTACCAGGATGTGTTGCAGGCTCTGTCTAACTATGCAACTGGTTCTGATGACGTATCTACCCGCCAGCTTGTTGATAAAATCAGAAGGGTTGTCCCGCTTGCTAATGCCATTGGTATTGGACAGGCGACTAAGGCTTCCGTTGACTTACTGGAGGACCAATGAGTTATACATATCAGGCACACACCACTAGTGCCTCTGTTACTACCTACTCGTTTTCGCTGGCAGGTAGTGACCCTGGGTATATTGCTGTTAGCGATATCTCAGTAGAGGTGCGTATCAGTGGTGACACTGAGTGGTCAACGCTGGACACATCCCGCTGGAACCTAACTGGTACTAACCAGATTACGCTGGTGAATGCTATCCCTGCCCCGGCAGATGGTGCAAACAACTTACGTATCAGGCGTATCGTGGCAAAGGATAAGCCCTACGCTTCCTTTATCCGTGGTTCTATGTTGGATATGCTTAATCTCGACCGCAGCTTGATTCAGTTGGTTGAGATGGTACAGGAGATTCTGGATGGGTTCTTCCCTGAAGGATTCTACTTCCAGCAGAACATGAACATGAACGGGCACAAGTTCTACAACTTAGGTCCGGGTGTTAATGATGGCGACTCTGTTAACATGGGCCAGCTTAATAAGGTGAACTCAGACCTGGGCAACCGTATCACGCAAGTGGATAACAAACACACCACGTGGAACAATGACCAGGATAACCAGATTGCCAGCCTACAAGCAGGTATCGCATCAAACGGTACGGCGGCTTATGTCCCGTATCGCTATGTAGCAGTTGGGGGCGAGACAGTTATCAGCCCTCCTTACATCTTCCGTACTGCGCGTGTTGACCGTAATGGTGTTATGCAGCATGAGGTGAACGGGGCTTACACAATCTCAGGCAACAAAATTACACTGGCGTCACCCTTGAGGACCGGGGATGTTGTGCGTTGTGAGATTGGCACAGGTTGGAATCCAAACAGTTCTAACCTTGCAGGGCCAACGGAAGACCGACCTGTTAATCCGAACGTAGGTTACATGTACTTTGATACCACTCTGAACAAAACAGTATGGTACACAGGAACTGGTAATACCTGGGTTGACGCTAATGGTGTCTCAGTCTAAGGAGGCTAACGTTGAGCAGGGAATTAGCAGTGGAGGTTTTGAAAACCTCTCCGGGATGGGGAGTAGCGGGAATGCACGTATTTGGGGTATCTCTGCCGGACTTAGTTAGTCTGGCAACCCTTACGTATGTAATCATCTTGATTGCGTACAAGTTATGGTCGTGGTCGAAAGAATGGAGGAAGGGAAGACATGGCAACGAACAAGAACGCGGCAACTGAAGACGAAGTAGGATATCTTCACAGTGCCCTAACCAAGTTATTTAAAGCTAAGGTAGATGCCTTGCTGAGTATGATTGAAGATGACCCTGAGTCTGCCGCAGTCATTGTCTCTGGTAAGGATTTGCAGGCTATAGCGACCTGGGTTGATAAGAATGGAATCACCGCCACACCTGCCGACTTCGAGGGTGTCAATGACCTTACTAAGAAGCTGGATAGATTGAAACAGGCTTCCTCTGGTAAGGTAGTTAAATTCGTTAAGGAGGCTTAATGGCTAAGGCCCGTGAAAGTATTCAGGCCGCCGTAGAACGCTGGGAGCTTTTAGCCCAGCTTCAAGAGGCTTTTCCAAATACGGTAGAGGGCTTGCTTGAGTTTGCAGAGGTTGTGATTCATAACCTAATCCCAGGCAGGCCTCACCTTAACCGTATCCAGGCCGACATATTACGGTTTATGTTTACTGGCAATAAGTACCGGATGGTAGAGGCACAGCGTGGACAGGCTAAGACCACCATTGCTGCAATCTATGCGGTGTTCTGTATTATTCACAGGCCGCACTTCCGTATCCTTATCTCTTCCCAGACCTCTAAAAGGGCAGAGGAAATTGCAGGCTGGGTTATCAAGATCTTCCGTGGTCTGGATATCCTAGACTTCATGATGCCTGATATCTACTCAGGGGATAAGGCAAGTATCAGAGGGTTCGAGATTCACTACACCTTACGTGGGTCTGGTGCATCTCCTTCTGTTGCCTGTTACTCCATCGAGGGTAGTATGCAGGGTGCGCGTGCTGACTTGATTATCGCGGATGACGTGGAATCACTTCAGAACTCCGCAACAGCAGCAGGCCGTGTCAAGCTGGAAGAAGCCACCAAAGAGTTTGAGTCTATCAACCAAACTGGTGACATTCTCTACTTAGGCACTCCGCAGTCTATCAACTCAATCTATAACAACCTCCCGGCGCGTGGGTATGAGCTACGCATCTGGCCTGGACGTTATCCGACTGAGGAACAGCAGCATTGTTATGGTGAGTACCTTGCGCCTCTCATTGTTCAGGACATGCTGGAAAACCCGCTGCTTCGTCGTGGTGGTGGTATCAACAGGCTACAAGGTCAGCCAACTTGTCCAGAGATGTATGGTGACGATGCACTAATTGAGAAGGAGATCTCCCAGGGTACGGCTAAGTTCCAGCTTCAGTTTATGCTGAACACTCGCCTGTCAGACTCAGAGCGTTTCCCTCTCAAGCTGAGTTCTATCATCTTCGGCAGCTTTGGTGTTGACAAGGTTCCTGAAATGCCTCTGCATAGCACTGACTCCCTGAATGAAATCAAGGAAGCTGTGCGCCCAGGTAACAAGAGCAGTGACAGGTTCTTCCGTATGGCACCACGTCCTTACGATTGGAAACCTGCGACACGTCGAATCATGTACATTGACCCCGCAGGTGGCGGTCAGAACGGGGATGAAACGGGTGTGGCTATTGTCTTCCTTCTGGGAACATACATCTACGTTTACAAATGCTTCGGCGTGAAGGGCGGGTATGATGATGAAGACCTTGAGCAAATCGTAATGGCTGCTAAGGAAGCTGATTGTAAGGAAGTATTCGTGGAGAAGAACTTCGGTCACGGTGCATTCCAGGCAATCATCAAGCCGTTCTTTGAGCGTATGCACCCTTGTGAATTGCAGGAGGACTACGCATCTGGTCAGAAAGAGGAACGTATTATCGATACACTGGAGCCGTTGCTTACCGCACACCGCCTTGTGTTCAATACGGAAATCATTCAGGAAGACCAGAGAAGTATCCAGAAGTATGCCCTTGAGAAACAGTCGAGCTATAGCCTGTTCAACCAGATTGCAAACATCACGCGTGATAAAGGCTCTCTGCGACATGACGATAGACTTGATGCACTCTACGGGGCCGTTCGTCAGCTAACCACGGATATCGATTATGATGAAATGGCAAAGCAATCACGCGAACAGATGGAGAAGGCGCGGGACTACATCACCATGATGAATGACCCGAACCAGCGTAGAGCTTTCTTGTACGGGGCTACGTCCGGGCCTAGTCGTGCGCGTAACATAACGACAGCCGGGGCAAATCGTACAAATAATGGGCGATCCGTCGTCAGAGTAAGAAACGTATTAAATCGTTAGAAAACCGGGACTTAGGCCTAAAATTCTATTAACCACCCAGTATAGAAGGAAGGCCCAGGTAGTTAAGGTAGTCTATAGGTAGGCCCAGGTTATCCAGGTCTATAGGTAGGCACTAGTAATCCCCTCTTCAGAGGGGATATTCATTCTTATATAAAGGAGTAATAAAACATGGCTTATGGCGAAAATTTAACTGGCGACCTGCCGAAAGATCGTCTGATTGATGTGACCGCTCTGGTAGCGCCTCTGGTGCTTGTAGCGCGTCTGTCGGATACCGATGACGTAATCAACCAGACTCACCTGTCCGGTAAGCAGGCTGGCGCTGTAGTGGCGGCTGTGACCGCTGGCACACTGGAAGCACCGACTGCTGCTGAGTTCCGCATGGCGACTGGCTCTGGCCCCGCTGATGCCTGGGTTTCCCTGTCTGGCGCTGGCGCGTAAGGAGTAGACAATGGCGCTACCAGTAACCGGAGAAAGACCACGCAGCCGTAAGGCCACCGTGACCGCACTGGTAGCCCCGCTTGTTCTGCTGTCAGCATTGGAAGATGTTGATGACCCGATTAATGATTTAGCTCTGTCGGGTAAAGAAGCGGGTGCTACTGTGTACGCTGTTACCGAAGGTACGGTTAAGAACCCTGTGACTATTGAGTTGCGTATTGCTACTGGTAATATGCCCGGTGATCCCTGGGTGTCGAATTCCGTTGATTCAGGCTCACTGGAAGTAAGCTCTGATGACATATCTGATGCTGGTGCTACTGGCAAGGTATTGCTTAAAGCAGCTACACCTGCGGATGCAAAAACTAGCCTGGGTATAAAAGCAGAGGATATTGTAGATTCAGGTTTAAATGGTCGGGCTGTACTTCGTGCAACCACTTTCGATCAAATGAAGAACGCTATGGGTTATATAACTCGAAGCGATTCGCCTACAACTAACTCCAGGGCTGGTGTTTTATTGGCAGCCAGGCAGAGCGGGGTCAACCTATCATCAACTGCGGATTCTGTATCTACGGCGACTGATGTTGAAGGTTTACTTACTGATCTGAATGATCTCATCGCTAAGTACAACACCCTTCGCACTGATGTTACGTCAGTAAACACCAATCTTAACTCTGTCATCGTGGCGCTTAAAGCCAGCGGTGCTATTGCAACTTAAGGAGGTTCTATGTCTGTGAAGAAGGCTCTTGCAGGCGGTGCTTGTTCGTTGGCCTTAGTCACGGCTAGCTTCTTTGGCATCGTAACAGATAAGGTGAGAATATCCCAGGAAGGGCTAGAAAACCTAATCAACTGTGAAGGTTGTAAACGCCAAGCCTACAAGGATGTAGCAGGCGTACCTACTGCTGGTGTTGGCTCTACCATAGGGATTGTTATGGGCCGACTCTATACAGATGGTGAAGTGGCTAAGATGCTTGCTAAGGATGTGATAATCGCAGAGCAATGTCTTAACCGCAATGTCAAGGTAGACCTTAATCAAGGCGAGTGGGATGCCTATGTTTCCTTCGTGTTTAACGTTGGTTGCAGTGCTTTCGTGAGTTCAACTACCTACCGCATCTTAAATGGTGTGAAGCCAGGCACAAGGATTCAGGCCTGTCAAGCTATGGGTATGTGGAACAAGATTACCGTTAATGGCGTCAAGGTGTTTAGCCAGGGCGTCTATAATCGACGAGTTAAGGACATAGCACTATGCGTAAAATATATGTAGGCATCATCGCTGCCGTAGTCGTGGCTGGGTTGGTCTGGGCATTCGTTGCTACACAGATCCATACAGGAGTTGCCAGCAAGCGGCAGGAAGACGCATTAGCAGTCTCGGAAGCTAATGTAGGCAAAGGCAAGGAAGCCAAGGAGGAAGGTGAGAAAGCTACTGTGAGGGCTGATAAGTCCAAAGAGCAGCGCACCAAACAGATAACCCAGTTGAAGGAAGAGATGTATGAGAAGGCTTCATCGATTGATGATCTCCCTCTTTCTGGTTCAGACATTAGCATCCTGTGCAGAGCGTATCGTAGTTCAGACCCGGTATGTTCATCCACCAACTAATCTGACCCAGGAAACCCAGGGACCGAGCAAGGTGCCTACAACCGTAGGTGAGCTTAAGCAATCTACACTTGACCTTCGGCTGGCACTTGATAAGTGCAATATAGACAAGCAGGAGATAACTAAGTATGGACTTGCCTTTAAGTCCATCTGAATGGTGCAAGCAGAAACAGAATGAATGCCTTGAACGTGGCGACACTGATTCTGCTATGCACTACTTTGAGATGGGAGAAGTATGGAAGGGCCAGGGCCGATAACCCGATGGCCCAGCCATCATTGCTAGCCGAAGGCTATGCACGTATTACTAAAGCGTATTCACCGTGAGTGCGTTCTATTAATACACCAAGGGAGGCATAATGCCAGAAACTAAGATCAAGCCGTGGAACACGGAGATCTGGACAGATTCCATCGAGACTCTTCGCCAGATGAACCCAGTAGTACCAGGGCATACCGTTGACGTAGCAGGCTATTACTACGGCAGCAAGAAGGGTGGCGGTAAGTTTGTGTATGACCCAACTGATACAGCAACAGCGGATGATGGTGGTTTCACTATCGTCACTACCAGTGGTAAGCGGTTTAAAAGGGCAGACCCTATCGATACCCTGGACATTACCCATTTCGGTGCTTACTGCAACGGTTTGGCTGATGACATGTTTGCGGTTGTACGGATGCACAACTGGTCGCGGAGCATCGACCTAACCTTCGGGCCTGGCATCGTATTGCCATCAGGTGTAACCTGCCTCAGTCCTTATGACTTTGGTAGCACTGAGATTCCATCATTCAAGCTGCGAGGTGGTGCTCCTATTGCCTACGGTCGAACCCCGGCATCAAAGATTGTACCATTCAACATGGCAGACACTGGTTACATCTTCCGTTACAAGGCAAGACGTATGTCTGTATCTGGCATCGTTATAATTGGCACGGGTGGTGCAGGTGGCTTCATGGAGAACACGGTCACACGTGGTGACTACTGCATGATTGAGAGGGTACAGGCTCGTGACCTGGCCAAGCGTGCATTCCACGTTTTTGATACCATTGACTGTACGGTAAGGCAGTGTTACTCCTCAAGTGGCGGTGGGTCTTTCTTCAGGACCGATTGGTCTAATGAAAGCCCAGGTGCATGGGACCACCCCACTGCCATCAAGATTTCAGAGTGTAACTTTGAGAAGCACACGGGGGAGTACGCTATCTCTTGTATCCGTGCTGGTCAGTCTGTTATGGAGGATACCTGGTTTGATAAGAACAACCAAGGCTTTGACATCTCTCAGGGTGGTTGGGTTCTTAAGAACGTAACACAGGAAAACTCCGCGCTTCCTTCTGGTGCTCAGTATTCTAAGCTGTCTGTAATCCAGTGCCGTTTCGCACAGGGTGCAGGGCTTGATCGTGACACCTCTGGGTATGACCCATCTCAAGACCCGTCCGGCAGTAAGCCATCATGGGTTGATTCAGTCTATGAACGTGGCTGGATGCAGATGAACAACCTAGGCTTTATTCAGTATGGTGGCAGCTTCAGCACTGGCTATGAGTCATCTCAGTACAAGCTGGAGAACATGACCGGAGGCAACCAGTGGGCAGAGATTGGTACATTAGGTCTTTCAGGTGCGACAGCTAAGTCAGTCATCATCGAGCTTAATGGTACAGGTCAGTTTGATACTGCAACCTCTGACCCTCAGCCAAACAGTACCAACTTTGGAGCTGGACGTGCTTTCATCTTCGTACAGCAGAAGGACCAGTCTGAAGGTAGTAAGATGCCAGTAAGCTGGTATGGAGAGCAGGCTTCCCCTATTGGTGAGGTCCGTGTGGATAACAGCAACAAGAACAGGCCTCGTATCTTTGTTAAGATGCGTAACTATGTTGGTGGTATCGCCGTTACTTTCAAGACAAATGATAAGTCTAACTTTGAAGGTGGTCAGCACTTCTACCTTTCAACTGTTATGGCTAACGTAACTGCCGCTGTTGCAGAAGCATTTCCTGTTGCACCTAGTAACTGGGGAGTGTCGGATGGTAACTACGGACTAGGCTTCAACATGTCCACTGGCCTTATCAGTATCTCAAGTACCTCACCTGAGATTGAACATGCAAGCCAGTATCTTCCCGTTATGTATAACGGAGTTAAGAAGTACCTGGCGATGCAAGATGATAAAGGCTCTGTTCGTATGCCTCGCTACACCAAAGCAGAACTACTTGCACTGTCACCTAACGTCCATGTCTATGGTCTGGTGATGTGTACTGATTCTGGTGCAGGTAGCGGTGCTGGTACACAGGCGCAACTATGCTATTCAGATGGTAGTCGTTGGGTGCGTGCTATGGACAACTCAACTCTTTCTTAATTAGATGGAGGGCTTCGGCCCTCCTTAACATGGAGACAGATCATGAAGAACGACCTTGTAACACAGACTGCCAGACGGGATAAAATCCGTGCTGAGGTAGCAGACATGGATACCTACATTGCTGGAGATGAGTTCTCTAATCTGGCAGAGTTACACCAGAATGCTATCATGCAGAACCGTGGCCTGCTTAGTCTAGTAGGCGATACGTTGGATATCAGACTTGCTTACCTGACACCAGGTGAGACTAACGATTCTGTGGAAGCCTAAGTGCTTCTCGGTTCTGGAGAGTCTTCAGACTCGACCTTAACCATCTAACAAAGTAGTAGGCCTAGGCCGTCCGTATGTCAGCTCAGTCAAGTACACTGTAGACATGTGGTCGGCCCAAGGTAACACCCAAGGCAATTCCAAGGTAGGCCCAAGGGCAGACCTCAAGGTAGCCTAGGTCCAAACTCGAAATTTGATGTATGCGTGTGTCAGCAGTTCTGCCTGCCTGCGAGCGGCCAGCGCCCCCTAGGGCGGCCTGGGCTAGCCTTCGGGCTGAGAGGGGCGGCAGGGTAGGCCGTTGGCGGGGCTGGGCAGGCCTCAAGGTAGGCCCAAGGTAGACCGGGCGCGGCTGGGTTATGCTGGGTAGGTCAGGCTGTTAGATGTGGTACAAGGTCTATCAGGCACAACCCACAAGGCCTAGCGCCACCTTATGGCATACACAGGCAGGCTAGGCAGGCCGTAAGGCAAGCATGAGGCTACACAGGCCATTGACAGGCATGTAAGCGGGGAGGC